AAGGATCACCTATTATTCAAACAGATGAGATTAAAAAAATCTTACAAAAAATTAATGAATATATGGGGACTGAGTATGCTGCTCAATTAAAAGTGTATTCTGATCAGAGAGAATTGGAAAAGGAAAAACAAAGATTACGTAATCTTGAAGCACGAAGAATTAGAAACGCTAAGGAGGCAGAGGCGGATGAAAGGAGAGTAGAAGGAGAATGGGATTTAACAGATGATATTGATGATATCGGATTAAAGGCTTGGGCTTTATTCGAATATTTGGAAGGAGAAGGTGCGAATGTAAAAACAAAAGAAGATTTCGATAGAGCAAGAGAAATTGAGTCGGAGATTGAAAGATTAACCCAACAATATGATCAAGATCCCGATGTAAGGACTGATTTACTTGATGAGATTGATACTCTTAAAGATGAATTAGAAGAGATTAATAATAAGATGGATGTTTATATGTTAATCCCTGAAACTTACGAACACTATGACATGACTAGGTTTGAAGTTATTGGTGATGACTTTTATGGTCAAACATTTGCGGTTGGAGATTCTGATGAGGTTGAATCATCTGCCGTGGAATATGTTGAAGGATTAATAGATGATATTGGATATGAAGGATTCAATCCTAATTTTTGGAAATCCCATTTGGATGAAGAAGCAATTCTATCCCATGCTGAAGATGTTTTTAATGAAGACTTATACAATAACCCTGAGAGTTACTTGGACGACGAAGACAGGATGTTAGATAAATTTCAATTGGACAAAATTAAACATCTAAAAAGTAAAATTGCTAGTTTGATCGAAAATCAAAATCAGTTAAGAGAAATACAAGATGAGTTGGAAGAGCCCTCAGACGAAAAGTACGATGAGTTAGAAGAAAAAATTGAAAGTATTGAGGAATTGATAGATGAGTTAAAAGATGAAATAACGGACATTGAAGATGACCCTCAAGGAGATTTTCCTCAAGATATTATCGATGAAAAAATTCAAGACTTACTTAGAGATGTTAGAAGGGATTTGGAGGGATATCTTGAAAATTACGGACTTAATGCTGAGAATTTTATTGATAAAGATTCATTTGTTAAAGATGTTATAGATACCGATGGTTATGGTATGTTAAGTTCTTATGATGGAACTTATGATACTATAAGAGTAAAAGGTAATGAGTATTACATAATGAGAATTGATTAATATAGATCAACAATTATATTTTTCAGAATGGCAACGAAAACTAAAAATAAAGAGTTTCAATTAGATCCTGAATGGATTTATCAAGATCCAATCGATTTTGAACACAAGAAGTACAAGTTACTAGCTTACCTACAGAAATGTGACAAGAGATTTGATGAATTGAAGATCTATCCTGATTTTGTGGAGTTATCATTACATCTTGCGAATCTTCAATCCATATCCAAGGAGAACACAATGTTGACAACTAAAAAGAAGTTTAAATCTTGTGACGACGAAATTTTATTCAAAGAATTAATCCCAAAGAAGTTACCGAAGTTAGACGACGCAGATCAAATCGAAATTGATAAAACAGTTAAGTATTCAGGACAAAAAATTTTCGAAGCATTTAATATTGCAAAATCTATTTGGACAATTGCACACGATGCTATTTCTGTTCATATAAGAAAGAACAAAGACAGGCTTGAAGATGGAATGGGTTTTATTTACCTCAGAAGAAAATCTGATGAGAAGTTATTAGTTTGGGAATATGAAATAAAAAGAGATGTTGATGAGGACATCAGTAACCGAGCTTATTTGAATTTAATTTTTTCTGGTGACAGCGATGAAAAAACATTCTCAGACATTATCGAAGAGAACTCTACTTGGAACAAAACTGATTATTTTAAGGATGTTCCAGTTTTTGAAGTCAAATCTAGTCAAGACTTCCCGTTTGAAGAAACATTTATTCCACTCATGAAAAGACAATTAATGTCTTATGTATTTCAAGTAGTTAATTATAAAAAGATGAGAAATTTGGAAGACTGATTCCAATTTACTATCTTTGCCGTATGGGTTTTAATCGAAGAACTTTAAATAAAGAAAGATGTTTTGATGCCTTATCGGATAAAGGTCTTTTATGGCTTTATGGAAAAAGTGATATGTTAATTTTCGAGGACCAAGAGAGTGGAGACATATATGAACTTTTTAGAGCAGGAAAGACAGACGACGAAATTGCAATGAAATATGGTATCAAAAGAACTATTACCGACAATAACGGATAAGACAGGATCAGTGGTGCTGATGGGAGGATTAGGTAATCTAATGTTCCAAATGGCGGCACTGTTATCTGATGCAAAAGATAATTTAAACTTCGACCCTGTATTGGGTTATTGGTTGACTCACCAATCAGAATACTCAGGTAGATCCAAAGTATTGGATTGTAACACAAGAAACCATCACTTCGATCCGTGGGGAGGACACACATTGAAAGATAGAGGAATCACTTTAGGAGATATCTTTCCAAGATTACCTTGGTTTTATGGTAGACCACCAGCATTTCAATGGGACATAAATCAACGACTTGCTTGGGATTTTGATACAGGACAAGGGGGAGAATATATTCCAATAAGGGATATTGCTTCACCACCATTTTTAATACAAGGATACTTTTTCAATCATTTATATTGGCACCACAATAGATCATATCTTTTAGATATGTTTACACCAAATAATGAATTATTGAATTATCTACAACTTAACTATTCTAATCTTTATAAGGATCAAACTATATCATTACACCTTAGATTAGGTAATGATAATGATTTTATTCAACCCGTTGTACCTCCGATCGAATGGTATAAAAGTGTGTTAAATAAAATTAGATACGGTCATCACATTTTAGTTTTTACAGATAACCAAGATAAAGGAAAAGAACTTTTGGATATATTGGATATCCCAAAATCAGATGTTACTTTTGTAGACGAAGATCCACATACCTCAATGTTTATGATGGCAAGATGTGACAAACATATTTTATCAAATTCAACATTATCTTTTTGGGGTGCGTACCTTGATAATAAGCAGGAAAATAACGATACTTACTTACACGAATCATTTTTCGAGTATCATCCGAGAACAATGATTCCTTATAATAATTGGCAAATCAACTAAAAAAAAACATGGAGGTAAACTATGAAGTGTATTAAATCAATCAAACCAACAAAGAACACCGAAGTCGGACAAATTGTAAGAATTGACGACATCGAAGCAGAATCAAAAGTTAGAACAGGGTATTGGGCTTACGTAGCTAAGTCTGAATGGAAATCATCAAGAGGTAAAAAAGTTGTTGAAGAAAAGACCAACGCGGTAGAAGAATCAACAAAAAAAACAAACCCAAAACAATCATCAAGAGAAGGCTATGATGAAAGTCAACCATTTGTAAAAACCAGAAAAAAATCTAAATAATGAAAAAGTTATTGAGAAAGTTAGACTGGATTTGGGATTATTATTTTGTATACTTCTTATACAATGGTAATAGAATACAAGATTACATTGATTACATGGAAAAAAAATGGGGAAAAAATGAGTAAAGAAATGGTAAACGGACCAGCTCACTACGGAGGAGCTGATAATCCATATGAAGTAATTAAAGTCTGTGAGGCATGGGGATTGGATTTCGATGCATATCTTTTCAACGTGGTAAAGTATGTGGCAAGAGCGGGTAAGAAAGATGACACCAAAGAACTTGAAGATTTGAAAAAAGCGGCATTTTATTTAGATAGAAAAATTAAAAACTTAGAAAAATGATTATTTGGTTGACTGGACAACCCGGTTCAGGTAAGACAACAATTTGTAAAGAAATCTTGGAATTAAAAGACAATAGAATCTTTCATATTGATGGTGATGATTTGAGAGACCTGTTCGAGAATAAAGATTACTCTGAACAAGGTCGCAGAAAAAACATTGAACTTGCTCAACAAATTGCTCAATACCTTACCAATAAAGGTAAAGATGTTTTGGTATCTTTAGTTTCTCCATACAAAGACCAAAGAGATAAGTTCAAGAAAAAGATGGGGGATAACTTAATTGAGGTCTATGTTCACACATCTGAAACGAGAGGTCGAGAAGATTACTTTGTGAAGGAGTACGGACAACCAACTGAAAATTATTTAGACATTGATACAACAAATGAAAGTGTTGAAGAATCAGTAAAAAAAGTTTTAGATTATGCAAAAAATTCACGTTGAGGGAGACCCTAAATTAAAAAATACAGGGGCAAAACAGTATTCGATGTTCATTGGTAGATGGCAACCATGGCATTCAGGTCACAGGTGGTTAATTGACCAAAGACTTAAAGAGGGTAAAAACGTCTTAATATGTATCAGAGATATAAAACCTGATGAAAAAAATCCATTCTTTGCTCACGAAGTTCATACGAATATTCTGAAAGAACTTTGGGAATTGATTGCTCAAGAAAGAGTTAAGGTTATGGTTATACCTGATATTGAATCTGTAAACTTCGGAAGAGGAGTTGGATATGATATCATTGAACATATACCACCACAAGAAGTCAGTGAAATATCTGCAACTAAGATCAGAGAACAAATGAAACAAGAGGGAAAACTATAATGGAAAAATATATCAATAAAATAATCAACGGAGATTGTATCAAAGTTATGTCTGAAATGCCAGAAAAGTCAGTAGACCTAATTGTTACTTCACCACCATACGGTGTAGGAATTGATTATGATTCTTTCGAAGATGATATTGATTTTGATCAATATAAAGTTTTCTCCAACAATTGGTTGAGAGAAGCCTATCGAATTCTGAAAGATGACGGACGTATTGCAGTGAACATTCCTTATGAGATTAACAGACAATCTAAAGGTGGTAGAATATTCATGGTCTCAGAAATTTGGAATATAATGAAAAGTATTGGATTCAACTTCTATGGTATCGTGGACCTTGAAGAACAATCACCACATAGGAGTAAGACCACTGCTTGGGGATCTTGGATGTCACCATCGGCACCATATATCTATAACCCGAAAGAGTGTGTTCTTCTCGCTTATAAGAAACATCACATCAAAATTGTTAAGGGAGAACCTGAGTGGGTACCAACTATAGTTGAGACTGAAGAAGGTAAAGAAAAGAAAGCTTATACTGAGGAACAAAAAAGAGAATTTATCGATTTGGTTTACGGTCAGTGGGGTTATTTCGCGGATACAAAGTCATTGACTAAAGCAACATTCTCAATGGATATCCCAACTAAAGCAATTAAAATACTATCATATAGAAATGATATTGTTCTTGATCCATTTGCAGGATCTGCAACAACTTGTGTGGCGGCTGAAATATTAGATAGACGATGGATTGGTATCGAACTGTCAGAAAATTACACAGAGATAGGAAGAAAAAGGGTTCAGGGATTTGTGGATAAGAAAAAACAAACGAAATTAAATTTTGAAGAAGGGTCGTAAGACCCTTTTTTTCTGCTCCATGGATATTTATAAATAAAAAATTACATGCCGAGTATAGTACTTACACAAGAACAACTTGATATGATCAACTCTGATTTAAAAAGAGAAAAGGTTATTCAGGAAATACATAAGAAGTGGCAAACCATTAATAAGACTCAAAAACTATTTGTTTTAGAGTATCTCAAGGTTCTTCATCCACATAAAGAAAAACAGTTGAACGAAGCAATTAAGAAACTGAAAAGTAATCAACTTAATGAAGCTTGGTATAATACTGTGTTAGATATAGTTGGTTGGTTAGATCCAACAGGTATTGCAGATACATTGAATGGGGTTATTTACTTAACTCAGGGCGAATATCTTTTTGGATTTTTATCTTTCGTTGGTGCTATTCCATATGCTGGTGATGTGGTTGCTAAACCTGTATTGTATGCATTGAAGGCGGGTAAACCTTCAGCAAAGGCGCTGAACAAAGTGATGAAATTATCCAAGGATGGTAAATCTCTTGAAGCGGGCAAGGAATTGGCTAAATTATCTGCTTCAGGAGATTTGATTGGATGGTTTACAAGACAAATAAGTAAATTGGCACCAAAATTAGAACAACTTATTACTGCAATGCCAGGAGGAGTTCTTAAAGGGTTTAAAAATACTCTATTAGAATGGATACAATTGTTTAAAGGTGCAGCAAAAGGAAAAGCAGTTAGAACTCAGGCGGCTGACTTAGCAACTAAAATTAAAGGAATTCCAGCAGGTTCTGGTGGTTTAATAAGATTAAGTAAGAAAGACCAAATTGCACAGTTAGAAGATTTAATAAAATTATCAAAGGAAACTCCTGGAATATTTTCAGGTTATAGAACGGGAAATAAGATACTTTCTTGGAAAACATTTTGGGGTGGAATGCCACAACTAATGGGTCGAAATAGATCTGTAAGAGCTCTCATGAGGAAGACTAAATGGTATTTAGGACTTTTAGACTTTTTGGGAATAGCAAATTTTGTTGGACCTGATGAATTACAAGAGCAATTAGGTGATGCTAAATTTGAACAAAGTATTGAAGCTTATAATGAAACGAATCAATCGAGACAATATGCTGAAGAAGACTTTGGTTCTGAATCAGCGGCTCAAAATTTCTTAAACAGACAAGCTGGTGCATCAACACAAGCACCGTCACAAGCACCGTCACAAACAACAGATAAACCGCAAGAAAAACCAACATTAGATCCATTATCATGGTTGTTGAGTTCAACATTGAAAGGAGCATTATAAAATGAAAGAAGAAATAATTTTAAAATTAGTACAAATACAGAATCAGTTTAGGTTCTTACATTGGCAAACATTTGGAGATGCCAAACACAGAGCTTATGGCGATTTATACGATTCAATTGGTGATCACATAGATACATTCACTGAGGCGATGATGGGAAAATATGGTAGACCAAGTTTCGAATCTGAATTTGTTATTGCTTTCCAAGACATCAAATCGATCAACCTACAAAATTTTATTGATGGGATTGTTGAATTTTTAGTTGGAATGACAGAAGTTTTGGATACAAAGTACGATACTGATCTATTGAATATCAGAGATGAAATTTTAGCATCGATCAACAAATTAAAATATTTACTAACATTAAAAAGTTAAAGATGGGAAAGAAAGTTATAAGATTGACAGAATCAGACTTACAAAAAATAGTAAGAAGAGTTATATCAGAACAAAGTGAGGAGAGAAAACACACTATAGCGATTCAAAAATTCTTGAACGATAAAGAAGTAATGAATGCTAAGTTAGTACCGGACGGAAAAACAGGTGCTGGTTCTCAAACAGAAGAAGCGATTATGAAACTTCAAGATATTTTGGGTGTTATCCCAACGGACGGAACTTGGGGTGAAGATACAGAAAATGCATTGAAATTGAAAAAACCTCAATGGTATAAAATTTGGTTGTCCTACAAACCGAAGTGGTACTCATTATTCTAAATGAAAAAATTAATTAAAGAGTCGGGTATTAGAGACATTTCAGATTTAAGGAAAAGATACCCTAAAGCTGAAATTTATTTTCACCAAGACTTAGATGGTGTTACTACTGCAATTGCAATGAAAAAATACCTTGAAGACAATGGTATTAAAGTAGTTGGTTCTCACATTATACAATACGGTGATAAAGAGTTCGCGGTTAAGAAGAACGACGCTCAGGGTGACGTAATGCCAGTTTTGGTTGATTTCGCACATGGTAAACCAATGTTCAAGATTCACACAGATCATCATGATAAACAGGTTGGGGCTGAAAAAGGTGCATCAACTTCGTTTAGACAAGCCAGATCAAATGTTGAAACTCTATCTCAGATAGTTTCTCCAAAAGATTTATTCCCTTCGTCCGATGTATTATTGATTAACACGGTCGACTCAGCCGATTTCGCAAGACAGGATATTACACCTGAAGACGTTGTGAACTATCTTTTTAGATTTGATAAAGATAAGTCATTACAAAAGAATAAGATGTTACTAGGGTTTGTTGTAAACAAACTATTGTTGGCATTCAAAAACAAACCTGGGTTTTTAGAAAAGTTAGTTATGGACAGTGAACCATCTCTGATGTCAATTCTAACGAATATTAAAAATTGGATGAAAAATGCCAATACTGCCACACCTCAACAACTTCAAAAGAATGCTGAGGATTATAAAGAACAAATGAAAACCTATTCAGGTGTTGATTACAAGGACGGAATTATATTCCAATACGGTGGGGGTAACATGATGAAACCAGGTTCATATGATCGTTATACACCATTTAGAACACATCCTGATGCTGACTTTATGATCATGGCTTGGCCATTAGGTTTATTACAAGTTTCTTGTAATCCATTCAAAAAAGAAAGAGAGTTGAAAGGTGTTAATTTAGGTGAAATCGCTCAAGAAGTTTTAGGTAAATGGGAAGGACAACTTAAAGATAGAAATATACCACTTTCAACAATTAAATGGATAAGTGAGACTAGTGTTGGTCCTGAAAGTGTAGGGTTTACATTCAAAGACTTCGATGCTTTATACGGGGAAAGATTTATGTTTATGGACGGAGGAGAAGAGGCCTTAGATAGTATAAAAGAAATGATGGACAAGCCGTTTACAGATTTATCTGAAGAGGAAAGATCAAAGTTAGACAAGATAGGTGTTAATGCGTGGGATCTTATTCAATCAATGTCAGGAGGACACAAATGTATTACGAATATCTCAGGGTTGAATTATTTGGGTAGAAGTAAAAGACCACCAACTGGAGGATACAAATACGATCCGGAGAGAGAAGATAGTCCTTACATTAAGTTTTTAAAGATGTTGGCTCAAGAATTTAGAAGTAAATTACAAGAAAAGATTTCACAATCAAAGGGAGAAACTGAAATTACGGAGCAACAATTCAAGGGAAAACCAATAACAACCACTACACCAAAACTAACCTCATCTCAGACAAAACAATCATCTCTACAACCTACAACGAATATAGGATCAAAAACTCTACAACCTACAACGAATACAGGATCAAAAACTCTACAACCTACAAAGAATACACAGTCAATAAGAAAGGATCAAAAAAGTTTAACTTCATCGGATAGTGGTTATTTTATGTTTTTTGTATTTCCTAAGTATAGACCAAGTGTAGAAGATTCAGTCTTAACCCGTATTTTACAGAAAGTAGGTAGAGATGCCGAGTGGATTGAAGACATGTTAGGTATTAATGAACAAAAGGGTAAACAAATAAAGATATATGCAACAGGACACGGAGGATGTATGATTATTAGCAAAGACGGTAATGTTAATCTTTTCGAATTCGGTCCTTATGATGACAAAGGTGTCGGTAAAATTTTACAAACTTCAATGGGTAGAATCGCCAAGTTTGATGCAAAAAAGTCTTTAATAAATCCCGAAGAAGTTGCCAAACTATGTAAAACTAAAACTTATCGAGACGGACCAAACCTTAATATGTTTGTCAGTCTTCTTTCATTACCTGATGAAAAAATGGCTATGAGTGAAGCTGTAAAACCAAGAAAGTACAATTTTCTTGATATTGTTGGTGGGGGTGATTCAAACTGTGCAACTTATGCAGTTGATGTTGCAAATGCTGGAGGAATCGAAGATGTCAAAGTTGGTAATACCTTCGACTTGGGATTTGGGTACGGAGTACCGGAAAAACCAACCACAGTTTTAAAAAAATTCAATAAAAGTAAATCTTTCATTAAGAGTTTTCAAGTCTAATTCAAAATATATTCCACAGAATCACCGGCTTCAATACCTAAGTTTTCACTAGTACCGCCAGCTAATTCTAATACAATATTTCCGTTACCACAATAAGAGGGACATTCTTCAGAATGACAAGGAGGACAGTTGTGGTGTATATTTACAATCACATTATTCTTTATCATTATAATATCAAGTGGTATAATACAATTCTTCATCCAAAAGCATTGTTCGTCGCCACCCATCAAAAAAAGTAAACCATTGAAAGTGTCATTAAATCTTTTTCCCATCATCCCAATTTTTTGATCTTTTGGGGTTATTAAAGTTTTGACATTAAAAGAATTATCGCCTATCTTTATCTTCATATTTATAAATACTATGGATAAAAAAAGATACACGGGTGTAATGGTTAAATGTGGTAATAAATTATTACTATGTAAAAGAAATAATTTGGGATCATTCCCTGGCATGTGGTCAATTCCTGGGGGTAAACTTGAAGATGGTGAAACAACTCAAGAAGGGGCCAAGAGAGAATTCTTCGAAGAAACTGCGGTCGATATTGATGATAAGGAATTAACCTTTGTTGGTTTGATTCCGAGGCACACTCGTGATGGTAAAAAGTTGAAGGGGCTCATGTACGTTTATTTATTGAAAGTGGATGAGGAGATTCAACCCGATCTTGAAAATGCTATCGACGGTGAAGAACACACTGAGTGGGGTTACTTTACTATTGATAACATACATCCTGAAACAACAGGAGAATATATGCATAAATTAGCTGAAATTATTTTGCAATGATAGTATTAATTAGTATTTTTGTCGTAGGATTTGTTGCCATCTACGGATGGTTTGACATGATGAAACAAATTAAAAAAATGACTGACGAGGTTGGAATGTAAAAAAATACGTCTCAAGGGGTTGACAGAACCAATTTTTTTAGTATATTTGTAGTCCTTTGGTATTTGAGGATATATTTATTTCTTACCGAATTTAAAGTTCTTTAAAAAATAGGGTAACTACCCGCTGGGTTCAACCAGCGCATGACGTGGATAGGTGACGATAAGATGTGGGTAGTTTTTTTAAAATATTAAATCGTGAGGTAGAGCAGAGGTAGCTCGGAAGGCTCATAACCTTTAGGTCGGTGGTTCGAATCCATCCCTCGCAACAAAAAAGATTTGACGAATTGAAAAGTTCTTCTTATCTTTGACAAACAATCGGGTAAAACCGATAGTTCTTTAACATCGAGATGAAGTTAACCTGTCCCATTAAGAGTGGGGGGTGATTGAGGGTGAATAACACATCCTCAATGAAGAATAACCAATTCAGTTATCTTGTTAAAAAAAACTTACAAAAAAAAGTTTGATTGTTTCCCAAAACATTCTTACCTTTGTAAGACAAATGGAGAGAAGGGGTAGTAAAGGTTCCAAGTTTACTTGGTCGTAAAGTTTCCCCTTTTCTTCATTCTTTGATAGTTCTTTGACTAAAAATATTGGGCGGTCTATAGTCCATAAAATAAACCATGAAAGTGGTATAAAGTGACTCGTTCTTGATTGGAAC